ACATGCGCCGTCTGGCGAATCCACGTCACAGCTTCAGTTGGCGCGAACCTGTAGTCCACATCAAACCCATTGCCGAAGTCAGTGATTGCAATTGACCTGGGATCGTAATCCTTGATCTCGTTGTTCGCCTTCTGGCGCCCCAGTTCTCCCAGCACAATCTGCCGGATAGTCTGGACCGTTCCGGTGAACGTACCACGACCAATCACTGCCTCAAGCACGGCACGAACATTCTTCACGCTGATATTCGTGCTTTCATTGGCGTACACCGAACAGAAGATAGGATTCTGGTCGGTGAGATACGTTGTCACATCGCGACTCCACTTGCGCAATCCGGTCGCAACATCCTTTCGCAGCACCAATACACCATGGGCCAGCAAATCTTCCAGATTGTCGCGAACCGTCCAGGAATCTGCTCCGTCGTCTGGATTGTCCTTCACATCAAGAACATCAACATTCGCCCAGATCAACGACACATCCGTCAACCGGCCAGCATCACAACCACACGCCAGAACCGCCGTGTACTGCGGATCAAACCACGTTGCGGTCCCGGTATGATCGTATACATTGATCTGCTGCGCGCAGAACGACAGATTGCGATTGTTGAGCGCCAATGTCTTCGTCCACAGATCTCCAATGTTCGTCTGGGCTGGACAACCGCAAAACCCGTTGCGTTCGTTTTTTCCCCGACCTGCCATGTAGGTCAGATGCGTTCCGAGCAATGCATGAACTGCCGCATCCGTAGTCAAGCATACAACGTGATTGATATTGATATCCTGAATCGCCGTCAGACCATCATCCCAATCTCCACCAGTACCGGTGCTTGCTACGCCGTCTGTACCTCCAGTCAGGTTCGTCAATCCGAAATCGGCCGGAATATCATCGCCTGTTGCGGTCACACGCTCCGCATCTACCAAGGTGATATTGGCATTGATTCCAGCAATCAGATAATACAACTGCGCCTCGAACGTTTCCTCTGTTCCGATTAACGGAAGCGTTTTCGGCCCATCTGCATCAAGATCGGCTACCAGGAAACCAGTATTGGCAATCTTCGCTGTCGCATCGAATCCATTAGCAGTTTTCTGCTGAATGCGAGCGATCACCTTGGCGATTGTATTGTACGTTGCCTTGATCATATCAAAGGCATACCAATTAACCACGGCCGTTGTATCCGTTGTCAGATTGGGAACTGTAATGCTGGTGATAGACGAATAGGCATACGCTGTGGTCTTCGTCAAATCGCCAACAAATGATAATGTCTCGGTAACAGTTGCCCCAGTATCCTTGCGCACACCAATGATAGTAAAATCGACCGTCTGAGCATGAGCGCAAGTAAAGGTCAACTTGCCATCAAACGCTACTGAATCAGTTGCTAGCACCGTCCATGTGTGCAATTCGCCAATGGTGACATTTTGACTTACTACAACACCGGAAGTAGACAATGCGCCAAGCGTTCCCAATGGATCGATTTGCACTGTCGTTGCATGCACTGTTACGCTTGCATCAGTGATTGAATCTGTATGCTCAAATCCAATCACATCATTGTCTACTTTGATATCGTCCGCTACTTCTGTAGTTGATCCAGCCACAGCGGTAACTTTCTTGTACCCAGCACCAGAAGTACCGGCCTCCAACTTGCACTGGATATCATTCCCGAGCACTCCATAATCGTAAGCCAGCAACTTCATTGCCGGGTCACCGCCGGCATCATTACGTGTCAGGCTCGCCTGGGTCGCTGGATTGACCCTTACGAAGTACACTGCCGCTGCTCCGCCAGGAATACGCGGATCTTTCGACGGATTGAACAGAAGATTGCCTACTACCGTCGCATCCGGCTCAGTCAGATATTGTCTCAATACGGCGGCATTGGAACATCTGACTGGCGTTTTCGGTTGTCCTCCAGTTGGTGATTCCATCAACAGTGCCACTACGCCCTTGGCAGCCGGCGATACGCCGGACACTCCCGAACTATCAATGGACGTATAGACTCCCTCACCATACGTCACCTGACCATTGATCAGAATACTGTCAGCCATTTCAACCTCCGCTTCTCGGCATATACTCTAGCAATTCAACACCGCCGTCAATGATTCAGTGTAGGATCAACCTTGCCTACATGCCCATTGCCAAGGTCCACCCCATCCAGCCCAACGTATGCAGGCGGATAAACTACTTGTCTATCTCTCGCCGCAGGCATTGTCCAGTTCATCAAGAACTTCCATGTCTGAACTCTTGCCCATAACGTTTCTGGCAAGTAGTTTGACTGCGGCGCTAAATCCTGCATCCCAATATACGAATAGCTATCTACTCCAGCCGCAACTATATCACGCAGACTCGCCAGAATGATCCCACAGGCGATCTGCGATTGCACTCTGGTCACATCTGGGTTTTCCGAATATACGATGATGCTTACTTCCTGTTCGCTGAGCATCGAATACGTCAACTCATCCGTATCAATATCTGATTCAGACAAGATCACCCGTTCGTTTTTGCCAACGAATTCCTCTCCAGTATTGTCGCCAGTCAATACAACCGCCCATAGCGGCCATGGATCATTCTGTCGAGCGAAACCTAGTTTGACTGTCGGTGGATTGGCTCGGAAATCATTCCTGTATGGCACTTCGGCGCCTGCCGGTTGCCCGTCGAATATCTTCGTCCATAGAGCATTGTCCGTCATCAGAGGGCCAGCAACATATGCCTTCATCAGTTCTTGGACGATCTTGTCAGGCCCCTGAATCATCTAAGTCTCCCATATCTTAGGAGCTTCCCGCTCGATGAAAGCCAACACGTCAAGATGGAACTTGCGTGGTGACAACCCAGGATGATGCCAACTGCCAGGTTCCCCTCCGATGGCCGATATTGTTCGGTACGTCTTATAAGACGATACTGTTCCTCCAGCGCCAGTCTTCCGAGTTCCGCGTTGCATTCTCGTGTAGATCCCCGTGGAATGCCACGACTGCTCTTGCCGCTGAATCATCTGCTTTGTTCTGAGCAATGGCCCCCCCTTGTCCGCAGACAAGGATTGCCCCCTTTTCAGGGCCTTGGCGGCTGCCCTGACCGCGTTCCCAAGCGCCTCCGCCTCTTGCATGCCCTTCGCTTGCCCGAACTGCGCAATCATCATCGGACCATAAGCAGAACCAGGAATCTGACCATTCACTCCACTAGCATCCTTGCTGATATTATAGTCGAACGGAACCCTTACGAATGGCCTGCCTTTAAGGATTGTTGTTCGCAGATCCCACGGCTTCATTCCCCATTCGATTCCATCGACAAATCCATTGCCGGTTGACCCATCAAGTGTTACCGACCCCACATATTCATCAACTATCTCCGGCAAGATTGACGACACATATGCCCGCTGAGTCGATAGCAACCGATCCTTCGATACCCTGATCCATTCCGCTCGTGTCTGCGCCATTAGACGCACAAGGTTTTGCTGTATCTTTGTATAATTTGGCACCACCGCTCGAACCATGCCAACAAAATCATGCAAGTACAGCTTTGGCATTATTCTATCCACTCCAGTTTTGCGTTGAACTGGACTGGCAGTGAATCAGCATGATCTGCCGAAGTCTTTGCGCCATTAGTTCGCTTCGTTCTGGTATCTCGGAAATCATGCGGAAATGTTGTAACCCGATATACCGGCATAGTGTAGTAGCAAATCGAATATAACGATCCCACAGCCGGAGCAGTTTGTCTGGCTATTCCAAGCGTCCAGTCTATGTTGCCTGACGCGTTGATTACAAAATCAGTGCCCTTGACCAAAATCGATCCTGGCGAACCGCCTACCCCTGACGACCTTAGATGCGTCACGTCGAGCGTCTTTATGACTCCACTGCTATTTGTATACAACTTTGCAGTCACAGGATATCTTAATGTATCGACCGTCCCGCGACGTTTCACCAAATCGTTGTATGCAATTCTAGCATCCAACAACGTAAGCCTGTCGAACATGGCCGGCGCATGTTCTCCGCGCGATGTAAATGATGCCTCTCCAAACCGGAACTCACCGAATCTCTCCCACAACGACAGATTGGATCGAACTCCAACAGCCATCAGTCGTACAATCTGATCGTGATGCACCTCCCATCCGCTTCCCCCACATACAGGACACTGCAATTTCTGTGCGTTCTGATCCGCAGATCCGCAAGGGCATCTTGCCATTGCCTCCCACTTCGCACGCACCGCCAATTGCATGAACTCCTGGTATATCTGCGTGAGGTTGAATTCACCACGGCCACCCTCCTTGGACGGCCACCACACATCGCTGATAAACCCAGGATCAGTAAGAGGCGTAATCACACGACCCTCATCGGCATTCCATGGAATCTACGACGAACAATCGGAAGATCCCGGTCGATATCTCTACGATACTGAGTCAGCATCGACCCATAGCCACTTGCAGACGGCGCCAACGTCGTATTAACCGACTGCGACACACCATCAACAGCAACTGTTTTCGATGCCAATCCAGCCCCAATAATCAGATTGCCGGCCGTTATCAACGGATGTATTGCTGCATGCTTCCCGCCAAGGTCCAATACATCATATGGCATCTCAGTTGTGTCATATCCATCATCGTATACTACCCGATACCAACCAGGCACCTTGCCATATGTCGATAGCATTGACGCCGCATAGAATGCCAACTGCGCCAACGGCCAAGTCATCAATGTTCCTGAGTCCGGCACCAATTGAACTTGACCAGTCTCGGGCACCACCTCGGTAATCCATGACGACGGAATCTGCAAGACTTCCATCGAGCCAAACTGCATATGGATCTCTTTGATCTGTCGCACCGGCCGCCTATCCAGATTGATCAGCCACCATTCCCCAAACTGCATTGAGTTGAAATCATGGCGGTCAGTATAGGTCGCCTTTGGAATCACAATATCGAGTTGGTTCATCAGCCATTGCTTGGCCGAGTCCAGACCGAATTGATAGATGTCATCTGGAAAAGCATTGCCCTGATCATCTGTCAGATCAATGCCAGTCAGATAGACCTTTTTTAGCCAGTTGATTGTCCAGGGAGTCTCAAGTGGCATGTGCCGCCTCTAGTCCGCGCACGGCCAGACTAGCACCCGGCAACGTGCAGTGTCAACGTATGTGCTCCATCAACACCGGAAACAGCCTGCACAAACACATCTCGATATCCTGTACTCACGACTGTTTCGATATCACTAACGCCATCAAATTCAGCCGTGGCAACACGCTTCCATGACACAGCACCAGATTCTCTGGCCCATACATGCAATACCATTGTGGCCGCAGCAGACATTTCCGGCCACATCGCGATCTTTCCAAACTGTTCCTCGGCGTAAATAATCCTGGAATGATCAGGTGCCGCTGTATTGGGATCGCTCTCATTTGCCAGTAGTGGCCCCCAAGGACTACCACTCCACGTCCTCGGAGCATTGCCACCATCAATCACATGAAGCGCAAGGGCATTCCGATCCCAAGCGCGCGACATCTCTTCAAAGTTCTGCGCACGCTGGTTTCTGCGCGTCATCAGTCTCTCCTGTCAACGTAGCCGGGCGGGGAGAAGCGCCCTACGACACCTCCCCCCGCCCAACTATCGTTTCTACACCCCGATTAGGTCGCGCGACCGATGTTCTTGATCGCGTAGATCCGCTCGGGCGCCAGCCACAGCGGCATCCCATACAGCCCGTAGGCGAACGGAATGTTCAGATCCACCATCGCGAGCTGGATGCGGAAGAAATCAAGCAACTGCTTCCACACATACACGCGCGGATCTTCCTGTACGATGAAGCACCACATCGTATTCGCACGGTAGGCATTCAGATCCACAATCGGCGTCGCATCAGGAACCCCGAGACCGTCACGGTGCTGCGGCACCTTCATGATCTCGTAGTAGTCGCTTCCGCCCTTCTCCGTCCGCAGAATGCTGTAGTACAGCACGTTGTCGGAACCCGGCGCCTGGATGGTACACCCAGCAGCATCCCCGGCCGCAGCGACAGTCACTGGAGCCGCAGCAGTCGCCGCCGACTTGCCCAGCGCCCCAACCGCCACGATCCGGTAGTTATACACCCCGGTATCAGTGGAGTTGAACACCGACCCGCCAGTCGTGCCA